CCGCCTTGAGTGAGCGCCCCACCTAAAATTCCTAAATCTTTATTTTCCCAATTAGCAGAATATTCAGCAGTGGGTGGTCCTGATACAAAAAGTTGTATTGCCTGTTTTACACTAACTTTTGAAAAATTAGCTCCTAATGAATCAGGCAGATCAACGCCAGTTACAAGTGCCCCACCTGCAGCTGTAAGAGCTCCTACATCTTGTACTATACCAGGTGCACCAACATAATTAAGGCCTTTTTTTACTACACCAAATGCTCCTAAAGAAAGAAGGCCCAGAGCAAATCCCCCGTCCCTATTTTCCCCTATCATATTGTTTAATCCATCCTCATTGGGTCTACCTAGACCAGTATTAGAAATACTACCAGGTGTACGGGTGCCTGCGCTATTTCTTGCAGCTCTAGTATTTTCCCTAGTGTTAATATAAAATATTACACTGTGTAATAAATCTGAGTTATCATTGCCTACATCCGAGGGGAATTTATATACCTCTTGTCTGGCAAGCCTGGCCCCACCAGGAAGAGCAGGACTCAAAAATTCTGATTCTTCATTTTTTCTAGCTATAGATGCTTCTAAAGCGCTAGTATCAGTAAAGTCGATTGGCTTGTCTGGATTTAAAAAGTCGATTGCCATATAAATAATCCGAAAGATTGTTTTTCTTTATTTATAACGGCAAATGACATACACTAAACAATTATATCAAGGAAAGTTCAGGCCAAGAAACCCGGCCAAATATAAAGGTGACATATCAAACATAGTGTATCGTTCCGGATACGAATTGAAGTTTATGAATTGGTGTGATCTCAATGATTCAGTGCAAGAATGGGGAAGTGAAGAAATAATTATACCATATCGTTCACCTATAGACAACAGATACCATAGATACTTTGTGGATTTCTACGTCAAAGTAGTCAACAATAATATCACTGAAATGTATCTTGTAGAAGTCAAGCCCTATCGTTTTACACAAGAACCTAAGGTTCCTAAGAGAAGAACAAAAAGGTTCATACAAGAAGTAAAACAATGGGGTGTGAATTTAGCCAAGTGGGAAGCAGCTGAAGAATTCTGTAAAGACCGTAATTGGAAATTCAAAATTATTACAGAAAAAGAGTTGAACCTATAAAACCATTATAAATAATGGTATGGCTAATCCATTCCAAAACATAAGAGCCGCGGCAGGCGAACAGGACCGTTCATTCAGATGGTACCAAGATGCTGTTCGTAAAATGGCTAACGGTATCAATACTTTTGCTGAAGTGTCTCGTACTGACATAGGCGAGTTTACTAGTAGGTTAGAACCTGGTAATATGTATATGTTTCAGTATGATCCTAAGTTCAAAGACAGCTTGCCATATTATGATAGGTTCCCCTTATGTTTGCCGTTTGATGATATATCAAACGGGTTTGTCGGAATAAACTTTCACTATCTACCTTATATGATGAGGGCTCAGTTATTGGGAAACCTAATGAATTTTACTGACAAAGCGTTGACTGATAAAAGTAAAATAGAAGTCAGTTGGGGCCTATTAAAAAACTTTGGCCGATTCCCACAAGTAAAACCCTCAGTGAAAAAGTATTTGTATAGTCAAGTCCAGACTAGGTTCGTAAAGATAAATCCTGAACACTGGAGAGCTTCTATATTTTTACCGACACATGATTTTGCAGGGGCAACACAGAATCAAGTATATAGACAAAGCAGAGAAATAATAAATGGCTAACTCACAATCAACTTTTGAAAACTTTTTAAGTCAAGTAAGAAATGATTATACTCCTCGTTCGGATAAGTTTGAAGTTACCTTTACGTTACCTGATTCAGATGAAGTAGTACCTCCTTTACGTCTACGTGATAATTTTATATTTACAGTAATGTGTGAAGAAGCTCAGTTACCAGGATTGTCAGCTACAAATGTTCCTTATAAGAAAGGGTCATGGACTGAATATAGAAATCAAAATGTAGAGTTTCTTACACAAGATGTAGTTTTCACTTTTATTAGTGACGGCAATTTTGAAATACGTGATAGATTTGAAGATTGGATATTGAGAACTGTAGATCCATACACAAAAGAGTCTGCTTATATACAGGAGGTTGCCAGAAATATACAAGTAGCTGTATTGGATAATCAAAACAATATAAGAACAAAATATGAATTACAAGAAGCAATACCTAAACTAATTAACGTGACTCCTCTTTCTTGGTCTAACACGGGTCACATTAGAATATCAGTGTCATTTACAGCTAAGCGTTGGGTGAGAAAGGATAATGAAAGAGAGCGTAATCCCAGAGATGCAGTAAGAGATAGACTGAGAAATAGGAGAGTATTAGGACAGATAGGTGGGATCCTTCAAAGGATCTTTGATTAAATTATAGGAGAATATAATGGCACTACCTAATTTGGATGTACCTAGGTTCAACATAAAAGTTCCTGGTATAGAAGAAGAAATATTAGCAAGACCTTTTTTAGTTAAAGAAGGGAACATATTGACACAAGCTGCGGCTTCTGATATATCAAGTCAATTTTTAGCAGTACAGCAGGTCATTGAAAATTGTACTTTTGGTGAAGTAGCAGTAAAAAAATTAGAGATGTATCAATTACAATACATCTTTTTAAAGTTAAAAGGAAGATCGACAGGACCTGAACAAGAGTTTGTTTTGACTTGTGGTAAATGTGAAACTAAAATAAACTATACTATGGATATGGATTCTTTTGAAACTGTAGGTAATATAGAAGAAAATAGAAAAGATATTAGGATTAATGATAAAGGCGGTATTATATTTAAAAGACCTGCAGCAGAGGTTATGATTCAAATTGATAAATTATCTGATTTGGAGGTTATACTTAACTGTGTGGAAGCAGTATATGATACTGAAGAAACAACGGTACCGGAAGATCTTGATCCTGAAGAATTTAAAGAGTTTGTTGAGAATTTACCACTGGCAGTTTTAGAAGAAGCAAGAGAATTTTTGTCAGAAACACCTGTATTAGGAAAGGCCATACAGTTTAAATGTTCCTCTTGTGGAACAACAAATGAGGCCATTATAAATGGAGTAGAGCATTTTTTCGTATAACTCTTTCTCAGGATTCGTTAGACAATTATTATAAAACGAATTTCCTATTGATGCAGGAACACAATTGGAGTTTGACAGAATTAGAAAATATGGTGCCCTGGGAAAGAGAAGTTTACGTAGCAATGTTAATTCAACATTTAAAGAAAAAAGCAGAAGATAGAAAAAATAAGAGAAAGTAAAAATGCTTAGAATAGATGGTAGAAACATATTAGATGATGGTTTCAGTGGACCCAATGTGAGAAATATGGAATCTGGACGCTTTGACAAAGAAGGAGCGGCTAATCTAGTGAGTGGTATTCGTATGGGAATGGGACAAGGTATTGATTTGCCCGGCAATGACTCGAATCTAATAGGTAAAACATCTGCAATTATAGCTGAAAGCATTGGAAAAAATACACAAGAGTTACAAAAACTATTATTAGACCAGGGCGATGGTACTAAAGAAAAAATAAATGACATTGTAAAAGCTCTTTCAGATAGCCAAGAAAAAAACGGCAAAGAGCTGTTAAGGGCAGTTGAAAGTATAACAGAAAAAATAGAAGAACTGCGACTCGAATCAGGTGAAGATGGAGACAAGATGATTGAGTTGCTTGGATTAGATAAAGCAAAAGACTCTTTAAATAATTTCACCCCCTCCTCTCACCCACTAGCAGACAGATTCAATCGTTACATTGGTGCATCATCTGGGCAATCGGCAATGAGCGGTTTGGCTCAAATAGCCAGGCAACCTTCATTGTTACTAGGATTTAGGCCAAGAGCAGGAACATCAGTAGAGGATAGAGTAAGGGCAAATTTTATTAGAAGGCGACAAAACCAAAGCATAAATGATACATTGGGTGCATTGTCACCAACAGAGGCAGGTGAATTGGGCGGTACTCCTGCTATGACACCTGGTTCAACATTTACAACAGGTATTGACAGAGATCCTTCTAAAATAGAAAAAACTCTAGTTGAAATGAAAAAATTACTACAACAAATTGCAGACTGCGGATGTCCTGACAATAGTGGCATATTAGATTCACTAAAAATGTTGACAACTATAGTCGGTGCTATAGGAGTAGGAGTAGGCGCGTTTGCTTTAAAATCACTACAGACTAGCATGGGGGATGCTTATGATTCAATAAAGGATCGAATCAGCATATTAATACCTGAAGATGTTAAGGAAAAACAACCGGAAGATGTTGAGGAAAAACAACCGTTTGTTGGCCCATTACAACTGCCGCAAACGGAAGAGGAACAAACGCAAAACCCGGTGGATGAACCTGTTAGGTTACCTGACCCTGTTGACGTTCCTACAAATGTTCCAGATCCAATACCTGTAGCAGCTCGTGCATTGGGAGAACAATTTGACACTGCTAATCCTCGGCCAAGAAGTGGTCATCAGTTGCGTAACTGGCGGATAAAGAGAGAACGATTTATAAATGAAGGACTTGTTGCACAAGGACTTGTAGAACCTGCACCTCAGCAAGCCCCCTTGCCAAACCGAATAGCTGATTTTGCTTTTGGAACCCCTGAGGATCCTAGTATGTTTACAAAGGGCATGGAAAGTGGAGCAATACCTGCTGCTGTTGTTGCTGGTGCCATCGTCCTGCTCGCCAGCTCTGGAGTAGGCCTGCCTACAATACCTGCTTTGCTTGCCACGCTAGGTTTAGGATCATTATCCATGGCCGCAGGGGCAGAAGAAATAGATTCTATGCCTCTTAATACAAGTGATGCTATTCAAAACATGACACCAACAGATAGACAGGCACTCCAACAAGTTATTCAGAATATTGATAATAGTCAGCAAATATTACAAAACGCCGGTGGTGGGGGCGGAAGACCTACTCCGTTAAGGCAACGACCGGACAGGAACAGCCAAGAGAGATACCAAGATAGTAGAACAAGTAGGGCGTACGGACAGGGAGGAAGGGATTAAAAAAGGGGGCCTAAGCCCCCTTCCTGTTAGTCATCATTTGCAAGTTTAGCAAAGTAGGACAGGGTATCATCCTCGTCATCCTCTGAAACTGTAGTCTCAGCCTTTGACATCTGTGTTACCTTCTCCATGTAGTTATCATCAGCAGCGTCTCCAGTCTGACTAGAAATGCTTTCTGCTGTGCCTACCTTGGCACTGCTACCCAATACAAAGTCCAACTTCTTTTTGAGTTCGTCATAAGACTTGAAGTTGCTAGGATCTACAATAGCAGCTAACGAATGTTGCTGTCCCCAAATAGCCTCAATAGCTGAATCATCATCTGCTACTGCTGAAGGAGCTGCAAACTCAGACTTGTCATAGTTACGATAACCTTCTACCTGACGAATCTTAAGTTTGAAGTTAGCACCATCCCAGAAGTCAAATGGATTCATTGGAGCCTCATCCTGAAACTCTGGCTGCATTGCGTCTTTGATCTTGTCAAAGATCTTCTTACCAAACTTGTATAAGAATACTTTACCGTTGTTAGAAGGATTGCCTGAATCCTCAACAACAAGAATGTTTGCGTAATAAGAAAGCCTACGCTTCTGCTTGCGAGCAATCTCCTTGTTCGCTTCTACGCCACTGTTCCACAGTTCAGAGTTTAGTTCTGAAACAGGGTCAGTTTGCTTGAGAGTAGTAAGTGAGTTTTCGATATACCACTTACCTGTAGGACCTTGAAAGCCGTGATTCCAAAGCTGAACCCAAGGCATATCTTCACCCTGAGGTGCTGGAAGAAAACGAATAACAGCGTATCCGTTGC